ATTCCACTTGTGGGGACGTAAAAACGGTAGTGGTACTGCAACAATTCATGACGCATTCTTCACTAATATTGGAGATGCTATGAAGGCAAAGGACGCTCTTAGAACCATCTATGCAGATGCTCTTGGGGGCGATACTATAAGACGCACCTTGCAAGAAATGCGCAAGCAAGGCATGTCTTATAATACTTACTTAAAGCTTCTTGATGAAGCTAAGAGGAGAGGCTTAATTGACCCTCCAAATAAAATTACACGCCGTGACATTCTAGCTCCTATCGCTGATGGGTTTGACTGGTACGGTATTGGTCCATAGTTATTTGTAATAGCCTATGAACTATAAAACAGAAAAATAGCTTACAAGCTATAAACAACTTTTAACGACTCTGTGAGTCAATACAAATTAACATTATAACTCAAGCTGTGCTTGAAAGGAAAAAACATGAGTGAAGATAATCAAATCAATGAAGAAGTAGAAAATGAGCTCAATGAAGCTAATGAACAAGAAAATGTTCAAGAGGAAACCAAAGAACAAGAACAAGAACTTGATCCGATTGAACAGGCCGTACAAGAACGACTAGCTAAAATGAAAGCTAATATGGATCGTATGGCAAAAGAACGTGATGAAGCTCTAAAACTTAAGGCTGAAATTGAACAAGCCCGTAAAGAAGAGCAGATTAAACGTCTTGAGGAAGAAGGTAAAATGCAAGAAGCCCTTGAAATGAAATTGGCAGAAGCACAAGCAAAACTTCGTGTATTCGAAGAAGCTAATACCAAACTTACTCGTGACAACGTTGTAAATTCCGCTCTTGCAGGGTTGGAATTCCGTAACGATCGCAGTCGAGATATGGCTCGCCGTGATATCGTTGAGCAACTTGTTCAAAACGAAAATGGTGCTTGGGTTCATCAATCAGGTACTACTATTCAAGATTTCATCATTTCTTACTCTAAGAATGAAGACAACTCTTTCCTGTTCCGTGCTAAATCAAATACGGGTGCAGGAAATGGTGCTCCTAACGGCGCTCCTGCAATGAATCAAAAGAAATCTCTTGCAGAACTGTCTACTCAGGAAGTGCTTAATTTGGCGGCTAAAGGCCAGCTAGGTAACTTTAATATCTAATAGTTATAAATAAGGAATAAAATCATGGCTATTACAAATACAGATTTTCAAAACATTGCTCTGGCAATTTCGGCTTACTCTGACGAAGCCTACACAACTGAAAAGAAACTGAACTCGACTGGTATCGTTGCTGCTGATCAGCGCATTGACGCTTCGGGTGAATCGTTCATTGGTCAGTTCCGTTGGTACAAACCGCTGAACGCAAACATCAACATCGCTTCGTTGAACACAGCTGCTAACGGTACTTACACCGATATCGCAACTGACGTTGCTAACTTCGTGAAGACAGTTCGTACCTTCGGTGCAGAGCAAGTCAACATGCAAGAAGTTATCTCGAAGCAAAACGGTCTGGCCAAAATTGGTCGTGACTTTGCTGAAGTTCGCGCACAAGACGAGCATAACGCTCTTTTGTCGGTTCTGAAGGGTGTTGCTTCTGCTGAAGTCGCTCGTGGCGATGCAGGTGGTGCAGGTAACGGCGGTCTGGTTAGCTTCGATACTGACGCTGACGCTGCTGCAACTGGTATGTTCGTTGACATCAACGCTGAAGGTGAATTCGGTGCTGCTGCAACTGGTTCTGTAGACGCTCGTCGTCTGTTCGACTCGTCTGCTATTGGTGCTGCTCGTGGTGAGCGTCTGTTCAAAGCTATTGGTATGGCTTTCAAAGACTACGAACCCGATTACATGTATCTGGTAACTTCTCCTGAAGTTATGGCAGAAATGCGTGCTGCTAACCTTGTTGACCAAACTATGGTCACAGATGGCAACCTTGAGTTCTCGACAATCTTCGGCGGCAAATTCCGTCTGGTGATGACTCGCGCTCAACAGCGTATTGCTGGTGAAGCTGCTGGCGATCTGAACACTCAGTCCGCAAAATGCACTTTCGTTGTGAAGCCTGGCTCGGTAGCTGCTGCTGCTGTTGGCGTTCCGACTCCTGTTGAAGTCGATCGCGTTGCTGCTTCTTACAACGGTGGTGGTTCGACTAACGTTTGGTACCGTTATGGCTTCGTAATGCATCCAATGGGTTACGATTGGGCTGGCTCAACTACTGCTTTCGTTTCGAACGCTGGTCTGGGTACTGCTGCTTCGTGGAACCGTAAAATGGACGCACTGAACTTGGGTATCCTGCCTATCTTCCACGCCTAATAATTTAGGAGGGACTAATGGCACTAGTTCTAAATACTAACAGCTATGTGACTTTAGATGAGGCTGAACTATACTTTGAAACTCGCATCGACAGTGCTAACTGGTTTAACTCTGAAGATGAGATTAAAGAACAGGCATTGGTTACTGCAACACAGATTGTAGACAATCATGCTTGGATTGGCTCGGCTATTAGTCCTTCCCAAGCTCTTGCGTGGCCTCGTAAGAATGCAATCTACAATGATCCTCGTTTGGGTCTTACTGTATCTGTTGCTGAAAACGAGATTCCACAACAGGTTAAAGTTGCTGTTTATGAACAAGCACTGCATTTGATTGATAATGAGGATCTTCTTTCTGGTACTACTCAAACTTTTGAAAGTATCAAAATTGGCTCAATTGCTATTGAAGATAAAAACTCAGATACCACTAAAACTCCTACGAAAGCAAAGCTAGTAGTTTCGACTATTAAGCCTCTGCTTCGTAGCAGTGGTACTAGCCTAACATGGTGGAGGGCTAACTAATGTCAATTTCTGCGCGAGTAGCTAATGCTGTAAATAAAGCTTTTATTGCAGCAGGTGATCTTGTTAAAAGTGCAGAATTACAATCAAAAGCAGTTTCTAGTTTTGACTTTCAAACAGGTGAAACTAAAAGCGTAACCCAGAAAGTTACAGTTGATGTAATCATTCAATCAACTGAAAAACCGTCTGGCGAAGGTTTTACTAAAACCGCGCTTATGAAGTCACGTCTAGATCTTAGCGTTTACGACTCTATTATTATTGATGGTAAACGCCATAACATTGTAGACTATGATGATAATGGCTTTACTATTACAGTAATTATTGTTAAGGAGAGGTAAAATGTTTGAGACTATTCTCACAGACATTCAGTCTGTTTTTGCCTCTGCGGATTGGACTTCAAAGCAGATTGCAATATACCCTGATAACTATCAAGGTACTATTGTAAATCCTGACGAATATTTGCGTATGAACATTATACCCGCAGATAGCAACAACTATGCCTATGAAGGTAGGAAAGTTGTTAGCGGTGTAATGTTTATTAAGATTTTCGTTAAAGCAGGTGAAGGTCAAAAACGCATTATGAAAATTGCGGATGAACTTGATTCTGTTCTTCAAAACAAAACTTTAACTAATAAAACACAGCTTGGGACTTCCTTTGTTACAATGGAAGGGCTTGACCCATCTAATCAATCGCTTTATAGCGCAAGATACACTATACCATTTAAGAAATACGGAGAATAACAAATGGCACACATTTCGACACTTGGCGCAGGTATTTATACATACCTTGACCTTTTCAAAGGGACCATCCCTGCTGGCACCGATACCGCTTCGGAAATCGCTGCTCTGTTCGTTGGTTCTGTTCCTGGCACGGCTGACGCAGATCACGTCCGTATGCCTTCTGTTCGCGAATTCCCTTCTGTAGGTACTCCTGCGAACATCGTTAACGTTCCTGTTTACGGCCAAGCAACCTCTTCGCAGGTGCAAGGTCAGTCGGACGCCCCGACTCTGGAAGTTACCGTTAACTACGTTGCTGCTGACATGCAAGCAATTCACGGTCTTGTTGGTCAACAGGTTGCGTTCCGCTTCATGATGGCTGCTGGCCCCGTTACTAAAGACGAAGGCGCAGACGTTACTCTGGCAGTTGAAAACACTGAATTCTACTTCGTCGGTAAGATCGAAGCTATTCTGGTGAACCCTGCTCTGACAGACGCAACTACTGCAACCGTTACGTTGTCGGCTCAAACCGACTTCTTCGGTCCTGCGACTATCTAAGCTAGTTTTGGGGGAGATCTTTAGAGGTTTCCCCCTCATCCATAAAAAGAAGTATTACATGACAGATAAACCATTTAGTAAAAGCTTTGTTATGCGTACGACATTTCGTCATATGCGTCGAAGCGTAGACATTAGTATTCGAAAATCATTTGATCGTTTTCAAGACTTTGATGAAGGATCCCGTGAAGGAAAAGAATGTCTAGAAACACTCTCCGTTCTTCATACGGTTCGTAAAATCTTGGATGACTTCCAAGCTGCGAATCCGCACCTGTTCACTGAAAAAGATAAATTGCAATAAAGGAAAAGTATTATGAAACATCTAGTAGGTAAAGTTATTACAAAAGAAGTCTCGTTTATGGATGACAAAGTTGAAGTCCG